ATGGCACTGGCGCGGCACCCCGGCGCTGATGGCGACATCCTGGCCGACCACCCCGAGTACAGCGAGAAGTTCCAGAACGCCGCGCAGGCGGGCGAGACCGAGCAGAAGAAGCAGCGTCAGAAGGCGCAGTTCGACTCCGAAGTTGCAATGCTCGACAGCGTGAACGCTCAGGCCGATAAGGGCCTCCTCGGGCGCGCACAGGTGACCGCCCTCGCCAAGCAATATGACAAGTCGCCCGAGTGGGCCGCGTCGATGCTCGACAAGGCACGCACCGCACGCGAGAAGGCGGCGAAGGATGCCGACAAGGAAGCCAAGAAGCAGGCCGCTATGTCGGCCTTTCAGTCCGGCGACCGTCTTCATCAGGAAGCTGTCGGCTACGAGGAAGTGCGCAAGGCCGGTGAGGACCTGTTCCAGCAGGTCATCAAGAAGGGCATCGAGAAGAACGACCTCTCCGACGTCCCCAAGTTCATCAAGATGGCCGCCGCAAACAATGGCGACTTCCCGGCATACGGCCGCGTCATGCAGGGTTTCGCCGACACGTCCAACCCGGCTCGTTTCGAGTACGGCTACAAGCTATTTAAGACGACGCAGAACACAGCGCCGGGCTGGGCTGAGGCCAACATGGATACCAAGACTCTTGCGAAGTTCCACGAGTTCGAGAGGCGCACTGAGGTGTACCACGACAATACTCAGCAGGCGCTCGAAGCGATCAATGCCGTGAAAGAGATTGAACCCGAGGTGCTGTCCAAGCAGAAGTCTGCTGTCGCCAAACAACTCCCGAAGTCGCTCCCCGCCGACTTCGACGATTCGAACTGGCTCTCCTTCTCTCCACACGGCGCCACTAAGATCGCCAATGTCGGCTACATGCAGTCCGAGGTTTCGAAGTACACCGAGGATGCACTGTCGCAGGGGCAGTTCTGGAACGATCCCGAGGGCGCCATCAAGTTCGGCATCGACAAGTTCAAAGCTGACCATGTGCGAGTCGGTGATCGCTATGAGCGGTCCTTCGGCAGCGTGACTGGTCAGGAGCAGGCCGCAAAGGTCGGCGAGGCGATGACGACCCTGCAAGAAGCCAAGCGCTCCGAGCTGGTCGACAAGAAGATCATTGACCCCGAGGACACCGTAGGCTTCGCGCCTACGCCGAACGCCCCGAATAAGTGGCAGCTCTGGTATCTCCACGCGGGAACCCGCCGTCCTATCACTGAGACGGTGGACGTTGACGGACGCAAAGAGGACAGGCCCATCGAAGTCACTGCCTCCGACATCACCGCCAAGCACGAAGCCTGGAAGAAGCAGGAAGCTGACCGCGACGCCGAGACGGCGCAGTTCTGGCGCAAGAACGGCATCGTCGGCAAGGTTGGCGACACCAAGGCGGCGGACGAGTACCTCAGCTCGATCACGTACAACCAAGCTGGCGACCTCGGCACGTGGAACCACATGGGGAGCCTCAACCCCGTCGCCGATTCCCTCAACACCCCCAAGGGCCGCGATGCCGCCCGAGCGTTTGTGAACGACCCTGCACGCACGAAGCAGTCGTTCACGGACTTCCTGAACTCCACCAAGTAAGAGGACCGCATGGCCGATACGACGAACATCCCGGCTCAAGACACTCAGTTTGTTCCGACCATCGGCCAGCCGACCGCACTCCAGACGGAGCACGCGGAAATCCTTGCGAAGGACGCAGCGGCAGAGGCGAAGGCGAAGACGACTGTTGGCGACCTTATCGGCGCCACGGCCGTCAATGGCAGCATCGGTCTCATCGACCGGACCATTGAAGGCTTCGGCGTAAAGCCCGACCCGAGCTTCTACGGGAAGGCGTTCGCTGACAAACGGCAGGAATGGATCAACCGGGGCATCAATGATTCGCAGCTCCCCCTGATCGAGAAGGCCCTGTCGGCAGAGGATGCCGACCGGCTCTACACGTATGCACGCGAGAACCAAGACGCCGAGCAGACTCACGCTCAGTTCGGTTTCATTGGCAACACCCTTGCTGGCCTCGGCGACCCTGGCGAGTTTGCCCTGGGTGCGCTTTCTGGCGGCATCGGCTACGGGGCGAAGGCAACGCGCCTGGCTAACGCTGTGCGTGCCGGTGCGATCAATGCCGCACAGGGTGTCGGCATGGAAGCCGCGAAGTCTGCATACGACCCGACCATCGACTCAACCCACCTCGCTGCGGCCGGTGCCATGAGCTTCACCCTCGGCGGCGCCTTCGGGTTCCGTGAGGGCGAGCTGGGCGCCATGATGAAGGCTGCGGACGAGATCGCGCACAAGCCGGAGCCCACGGGCGCCCCGGCAGGCGTGAAGAATCCCAATGACTCCATGGGCGCCGCGCGCGTCCACGGCTCTGCTGTCGATACGATGGACGGCCCGATCATCGACGACGCGAACTGGCAACAGGACATCCGCGACGACGCCGCGCTGGTGGGCGGCACCAAACAGACCAAGTGGGCTGCTGCGCGTACGTCACTGTCCGCGAAGCTGGGCGCTAACAAGTCCGGCGTGGTCTCCAACGAATCCAAGAAGCTGCTCCGAGATGGTGTCGGATATGCCGATCGTTCGGTAGCTGTGGAGGAGTCCGCATCGGAGATGAGCCTCCGACTCCGCGATACCGAGGAAACAAAGTTTCGCCGAGCTGTCGAGCCGCTTTGGGAAAAATACAAGGCCGACAACGACCTCCACTTCGACTACGGCAAAGCCGAGTTCATGGAGGAAGCTGGCCGTGCCATGCGCGATCCAGGCCGCAAGGTCTCCGCAGAGGCCAGCCAGATCGCACAACACGTCAACGAATCCACCAGCGCCATGTGGAAGCACCTGCACGAAGCAGGCGTCGAGGGCTTCGAGGAATCGAATCCTCCCCACAAGAACTGGCTCCCCCGCGTCCACTCCGCCAAAGGCTTCATCTCGCTGCTACAGGAGAAGGCGCTCCGCTGGGATGACGTCGTGGGCAAGCTGGTCAAGCCAGCCATGCGCAAAGCATGGGAGGCCAAGGGCGTCAACTTCGACGAGGACACTCTCAACGAGGTCGCCGAGGCTTGGGCACGCCGTGGTTACGACAAGGCCACGCAGGCAAAGACCGCGAACCCTGGCGGTGCCTACAACGCCCGCGATGTCGACACCATTGAGCAGCTCCTCACTGACGCAGGGCAGACCAGCTCCAAGGCCCGCGCTCTCGTCGAGAAGCTCAGGGCGAAACAGGACGAGACTGCCCTGCTCCCGCACGCCAAGCGGCGCATCGACATGGACGAGTCTTACTCGACCGACCTGACTGATGAGTTCGGCAACGTCCACAAGGTCTCCATCTCGGACCTTCTGGAAAACAATGTCGACAAGCTAACCGGCGACTACATCCGCGAGATGTCCGGCTGGGCGGCCCTGAAGTCGAAGACCGGCGTGGGCACGCCTCGTCGACTCGCCGAGTACAAGGCATTCCTCAATCAGGAATCCGTGCGCTCCGGTGGTGGCGACATCTCCCGCAAGCTCGACATCACGCTTAACAGCATCCTCGGGCATTCCACGGAAGACCAGCCCCACGCGGCCCTCTCACGCGCCTCGCGTGTCATCCGGAGCCAGAACTACCTCACTACGATGCTTCAGGTCGGCTACTCGATGATCGAGGGCCTGGGAACAACGATGGGCGCTGCGGGCTTCCGCAACACCCTGAAGGCGGTCCCCGGTTCCCGCGCGATGCTGCGGCGGATGAAGACCGGCGAGCTGGACCTTGAGGAGGCACGCTGGCTCGAAGACATCATTGCGCCCGGCACGGACTACATCCGCAACCAGCCATACCTCCGCATCGACGACGGCGTGTACTACGGCACCGGGTCGACCGGAGTGGGACGCGCCGTCGATGCCCTGGAGAATGCGCAGGCATACGGCAAGCGTGCTGCCTCGATCCTGTCGGGCATGGCTCCGATCCAGACGTACCTTCAGCGTCTCGCTGGCCGTGCTGTCGCCGCTCGCACCATTGAGCTGGCGAACAAGCTGAAGCTGTCGGACGCCGAGGTGTTCCGTCTACGAAACGACGGCATGACCGAGGCTTCGCAGAAGGCGCTGTTCGCTCGCCTCCAGGGCAAGACGAAGATCGACCAGATCGCGAAGGATTGGGACAAGTGGTCACCCGACGAACGGGCGGCCTACTCGGCGTACATGTGGCGAGTGACGCACCGCGCTGTCACTGAAGGCGACGTCTCGGACACCGCGCAGATCATGCACTCGTCCATCGGCAAAATCTTCTGGCAGTTCCGCACGTTTATGACCAGCTCGTACGAGCGCTCGCTACTGAACGGCCTCCACATGCGTGACTGGCAGACGGCGAAGATGTGGTCCGGATCGACGTTCTTTGCTGGCGTTGGCATGGCCGCACGTAACTACATCAACACGGTAGGCGACCCTGAGCTTCGACAGAAGCTCCTCGACCCCGCAGAGCTGGGCAAGCAGGCGTTCCAGCAGGCGTCGTACTCCTCGATCATCCCCTTCATGGTGGACACCGTGGCGCGCGACCTGCACGCCCGCAAGTTGCTCGGCGGGAAAGACGAGGGCTTCTTCGAGAGTGGCCGATCCACCGGCCTGGACGCTGGCGTCGCTGGCATCCCCACCCTCAGCACCATCAAGTCCCTGTACGCCCTCGCGGGCCTGCCGGGCAAGGCTGCGTCCGGCTCCGTCACTCAGAAAGACGTGCGTGACGTGATGAAGCTGGTGTGGTTCAACAATATGACTGGCGTCCGTAACGGGCTGTCGCAGTTCTACAAGATGTTCCCCGAAACCGCCGACGAGTAACCCAAGGAGGTTCATGGCACCACTGGTACGAGGCTACTCATTCGTCATGTACTTGGCGAAGCCGGGAGCCTCTTACACCATCCCCTTCCCCTACCTGCACACGGACGATGTTCGTGTGTTCGCAGGGGAAGTTGGCGATGCTGTCGAGCAATCATTCAAGTGGAACGGTCCCACGGAGGTCTCGCTGTCCGATTCAGTTCCGGATGACATACTCATCACCGTTCGACGTTTCACACCGCGCGACAAGAACCTTGTCGACGTGAAGGACGGCGCGCTGCTCCCTGCGGCCGACCTCAACCTCAATTCCAAGCAGCTCCTCTACATGGTTCAGGAGCAGCTCGACTTCGGCACCTACGGCGGCAGCGGCCTCCCTGGCGGTGGCTCCGGCTGGCCGAACCCTGACGGCAGCACCCCGAGCCTGCCGATCTCTCAGATCATCGACGCAGTAATGCAGTCGCCGATCATGCAGCAGCTCCTCGACCGCATCGAACCAATCGACTCTACGGCCGAGACGCTGCTCGAGGAGATCATCCGAAGCGATCAGCGCTTTAACGAACGCCGCAAGGTCCAGCAGCGGGTCGCCCTGGCGGAGACGAGCATCGTCACCCTGACCGACGACACCAAGTCGCTGGCCCAGCAGACTGAGGAGCTGTTCGCTCAGTTTGACGGCGCTGCTTCCCAGCTCCTCCACGTCCAGCAAGCACTCGCCACTGAGACAGAGGCACGGACGACTGACATCACGCAGCTCAACGCCGCCCTTGGTGACGCTGAGTCGCACATCACGGACGTACGGGAGGCTGTGGCTACCGAGACGGAAGCGCGCGCTCAGGCCATCACGAAGCTGGAGTCGGACTTCAAGTCCGCCGACGACGACGTTACCAAGGCGATCTCGCAGACCCTCACGACGACCTACGCCACCAAGGACTACGCCAAGACCGTTTCGACCCAGCAGGTCGAGGCGTGGGCATCCGGCTCCTTCGCGATGCTTCAGAACCGCTTCGAAGCTTTCGTAGATGGCACGGCCGATCCCGGCTCCAATCCCAAGTGGCAGGCCAACTGGTCTCTGAAGATCAATGCAGGGACGATCAATGGTCAGCCGGTCGTCGCTGGCATCGGCCTCGGCGCCTCGTCCACGGGCGGCAGCACCTTCACCGTCTTGGCAGACCGCTTCGCTTTCGCGTCGCCTATTGGCGGCGGGCTGGTGAAGTATCCATTCGTCGCGGGAACCATCGGCGGCGTGAGCACCATCGGCATCACCGGTCAGCTCATCATCGACGGTTCCGTCACGGCTCAGAAGATCAAGACGAACTCCCTGTCTGCCATCTCGGCGAACATGGGCGAAGTGAACGGCGGCATCTTCCGTACGTACTCGCTGGACGCCAACGGGAACGTCATCAATCCAAGCGAGTTCCGTGTCGAGATCACCAACAACCCGAACGACCCTTGGCCGTTCTGGATTGGCTCCGGGGTGAAGAACGCGAACAACGCCGTCGTCTGGTTTGACCGGGGCGGTAACGCCGCCTTCAATGGAACCATTCGCGCACAGAACATGATCGACCAGCTCCAGGCGACGGCCACTGCGTCGTGGACGGGCGATGTGACCTCTGCTGGCGGCGGCGTCGTGGTCCAGTTCGACCTTCCCGCGCCCACAAGGCTCGGGCAGGTGCATCTGCCCGTCATCCACGTCGAGAGCAAGATCAATAACCCTGGCGGCGGCGCGACTGGCGGCATCTATCTTGAGAAATACGCGGGTGGCGCGTGGCAGCTAATCAAGGTGCACAACCACTACATCGAAGGCGGCGCCGTCGACTTCGATTCCCTGCTTGCCTTCGACGGCCCGACAGGCTCCGCAACCACCTACCGCGTCCGCGTCGGTCTCGACCCGTACGATCAAACCCGCCCTGAGGACTTCCACGTCACTCAGGTCACCGCATATGCATTCGGATTGAGGTAACCATCGCAACTAACGATACCCCCGGCTACGTCAGTAACGCGACGCTAGCCGCTCGCCTCTCGGCCCTTGTGGACCGGTGGGACCGCCGCGAGAACCAGATGATCGCGGTGCTTACACAGCCCGATGGGAACGTCACGGTCACTGACGGTATCGACGCGGATCATCAGATCCCTTCGTTCCCCTCGCTCCAGAAGCTCGTGACCTCGCTGGTCGACGAGCTGTCGGGTGAGGTCGCCGGCGTCCGCGACATCGCCACGCACGTAAACGCCTTGGCGAACGCAGCCGCCGACTCTGCAACCGCCTCTGCTGCTTCCGCAGACCAGTCAGCGGCATCCGCGCTCCTGTCGGATTCCTCGGCGGGTGCCAGCGAACAGTCTGCTGCGGCGTCTGCCGTCTCCGCCACGGCTTCCGAGGAATCGAGACAGGCATCGACCGACCGAGCGGCGGCGTCAGCCGCCAGCGCCCAGCAGAGCGCCGACAGTGCGGCTCAATCTGCCGCCAGTGCAACGCTGGCTGGTGACGAGGCCGACGATTCCGCAGCGAGCGCGTCCACGGCGCTGCTCGCGATGGGCGATGCTCAGGCAGCTCGTACCCTTGCGCAGGCATGGGCAGCAAACCCCGAAGACGTCTCCGTTGTCGATGGCGAGTTCTCGGCAAAGCATTGGGCGAAGAAGGCTCAGTCCTTCGCCACTGGCTCGCTGGTCTACCTCGGCGCATGGGACGCATCCACCGGCACGCTGCCTCCGGGTGCTAAGAAGGGCGCCTTCTACAAGATCGTGGGTACCGGCATCGTCGATGGAGTCACGTATCGCAACGGAGACAACATCGTCCACAACGGTAACGGGTGGGACCTAATCGACAACACCGAGACGGTGACTGCGGTGGCCGGGAAGGTCGGCAACGTCTCCTTGGAGACCGCTGACGTAGGCGGCCTTCAGGCGGCTCTCGATGGCAAGGCCAACGCGAATCACAGCCACGCCATCGCCGACGTAGTGAACCTCCAGACGACTCTCGACTCGAAGTTTGCGAAGACAGGCGGAACCGTAACCGGCGAGATCACCGCTCCCGCGTTTCGCGGCGGCGGGATCGTCGGCCCGGCGTTCTATGTCGGTAACGATGCGGTGCTCATGGACATCGACCGCGCGAACTGCGTGGGGATTCAGGGTCAGTCGACCCCGACCGTGGGCGAGATCAAGCTCGGCTCCACCGGGCCGATCCTCCAGGGCAATCCGTCCGGTCTAGTCGTCTACAGCGCACTTACGGCAGTTCAGGGAAGCCTGTCGGCCACGGGAGAGATTTACAGCACCTCGGCAAACTCGTTCCGGCAGGCTGTCGGCGCCTACGGCTCCTTCTGGAGGCAAGACGGCTCCACGCTGTACCTGATGTTTACCAACGCCAACGACGCATATGGCTCGTGGAATAGCCTCCGCCCCTTCACCGTGAATGTCACCAACGGCACCGTCTCGTTCGGGCACACGGTAACCTGTGGCGGTCGCTTGACGGTGAACTCAGACCTCCAGCTCGCCAGTCGCTACATTCGCGGTAACGGTGCACAGATCGAATTCGTCAATAGTCCCTACAGCGCGGTCATCAACATCTTTCAGGACAACGGCGTCATCCTCGGAGCTGACTTCCAGATTTGGTCCGACCGTCGACTGAAGACCGAGATCAAGCCGCTGGAGTTCGACGCTATCGAGAAGCTGAAGCAGATGCCGCCGAGGCACTACCTGAAGCACAACATCTCGATGGAACCTATCGGCTACGAGTACGGCTTCATCCACGACGAGGTTGAGGCTGTACTCCCCGACGCCACGCAGCGGACCGATGGTACGGAAGACATCCCGAACGTCGGCAGCGTAGCGACACCGCAGCTTGTGGCAGTTCTTGCCAAGGCCGTCCTTCAGCTCAACGACCGGCTCGAAAAGGCTGGCATCGCCTAGTGGCGACCGTCTCGCAATCCCCGACACTCTCTGAGCTTCAGCGAGTGTTCGGCGGCCCTGGCAACCTGAGAGCCTACTATCGCGGTGGCGGATACGTCCCGAACATCCCGGCGAACTATGGCGTGTCGGACAACCCTGGCCTCCTGCTTCTCGGCCAGTTCCGTGGAGCTACCAGCTACGTCCCGCTGAGTGCGTCCGGCAACAACGTCTCCAGCTTCGGCAGTGAAAAGGGCACGTTCACCATCGGCACGTCCACGTGCAACATCTCGGGCGGCAACGGGAACGTCAGCTACTCACTGTCGTTCGTCGGTGGCACCAGTTTCGTCAACACCGTCTCTGGAAACCGTGCGACCTTCAAGGCCACCAACGTTCAGGTAAACACCACTCCAAAGTCCGGCGTCTACCGCTGGACCGTCTCGGATGGAATTTCGTCGGCCACGTCCGACTTCACTGTCTCTTGGAACTGATCCTCCCCTACTGATCCCCATGAACCCGGAAACGAAGCTCGCCGTCACCCTGGCGACCCTCGGCGCCGTCGTGGGCATCGGGAAGCTCCTGGCTTCCACTGAGAAGATCACTGCGCGTGTCGTCATGGCACGCGCGATCATCTCCGGTGCCCTCGGCCTTTGCGCCGCCGCTGCATCCCTCATGTTCCCCGACATCTCGCAGAACGCCACCATCGGTGTCGCCTGTGTCCTGTCGAGCCTCGGCTCCTCCGCCGTGGAACGCATCTTCCAGAAGTGGCTCGCTAAGTAAGTGGCGGCCTCCAAGGAGTCACTCGACGCCCTGCACACCGCCATCGCGAACAAGCTCACCGAGAGCATTGAAGCGATGCCTGCCGGTGAGAAGGGCCTCGCCGCGATCCTCAACGTTGCCCGCCAGTTCGTAAAGGACAACGGCATCGAAGCCCTGCCGGTCCCTGGCTCTGCCACTGGCGGACTTGCGGACAAGCTGAAGCAGTATCCGTTCGACCCGCAGGCTGACGGGGTGCATTGAGCACCTCGCAGCTTGACGCTGACGAACTAAGCCAGCGCTTCTGCAACACCGACCCTGCCCCTCACCCGTTCGACGACTTCCGCAACTTCGTCTTCCACATCTGGCGTCACCTCAACCTCCCCTCGCCCACTCCGGTCCAGTACGACATCTCGTCGTACCTACAACACGGCCCACGGCGCCGGGTGATCGAGGCGTTCCGTGGTATCGGCAAGTCCTGGCTGACGGCCGCTTACGTCTGCTGGCTGCTGTGGAAGAACCCCCAGCACAAGGTGCTGGTCGTCTCGGCCTCCAAGGACCGAGCGGATGCCTTCTCGATCTTCGTCAAGCGCCTGATCGAGACCGTGCCAGAACTGGCGCACCTGAAGCCGCGCGGCGACCAGCGCAACTCGAACCTCGCGTTCGACGTCGGTCCCGCAACGCCCGACCAGTCCCCCTCCGTGAAGTCTGTCGGT